GCATTTGTCGTAATGACAACTGTTGACATTGGTTTAGGTGATCTTATTATGAAGCTCTTGTGATCACATTTCTTACAAACATAGCACCAATAGCACTTGGCTTTTTGGCAAAACTGTTTGCTTTAAAACAACACGCTGCATCAGAAAATCAGAAACTTATGATGCAAGGTTTACAGGCAAGGAACGATTCTATTAATCAAGCACACGCTAGAGCTGAGCGGGAATCCCCTATGGCTGCGCTTAACCGGCGAGTTATTATTTTTGTGATCTTAGCTATGGTGGTATTCACTCAAGTAGCACCTGTATTTTTTAATGTACCAACTATCGTACCAGTTGTTAAGGAAGGTTGGAATTTGTTAGGTTTTTTGCAGCTTACACCTGACGTTGTGGAGTATGTAAAACTAGAAGCTGGCTCTGTAGTTAAGATGCAGGAACTAATGTCTTGGTGCAGTTTAATTATTGAGTTTTACTTCGGGGCTCAGCTGGCGAAGAAGTAATAAATAAGGAGAAGATATGGCAATAAAGATAGAGTATAAAGACATGCCACACATGAAACCTGTGCCAATGGAAACAAAAAGTAAAGGTTTGTTTGGTGGTATTTGGTTGTGGATAGCAACAACAAGAAAGTGGGAAATCACTAAAGATTGGAAATATGCAATTACGCATGAAGGCAATTCGCATCCAACGTACTATGTAATACCACGTGGCTTCATATTTGATGGAGCTAGTGTGCCTAAATTTGCACGTTCTTGGTTAAGCCCGATGGGAGTCCTTTTAAGTGGTGGTTTGGTACATGACTGGTGCTACAAGTATGAATCGCTTAAACATAGTGGTAAGACTAAAGGTCATACAGAAAAGAAAACTCAGAAATGGGCAGATCAGTTGTTTAGAGATATTTGCATTGATGTTAACGGTTTCAAGATCATTAATTACTTAGCTTATTTCGCTTTGCGAATCGGCGGCTTTATGGCTTGGAACGGTCACAGAAAAAGAAATTTAAAGCCTGATTAAAAATTAAATGCTTCTTGCGTATCCTGAGTTAATGTTTGCCACTTAGGATCGTAGGATTTGCGATTCTCGCCTATATATTCATGTGAGTAACATATCCTCTCAGTTTCTAAAGGAATGTGGTTAAAATGCATATTCTTGCGATAGTCACGTTTACTACCACTACTTCTACTACGATCTACTAAATTAGTTGCAGTAGCTCTCCATTTGTCAGACTTCTGTCTGTATTCTCCCATTCGCATGTGTGCAGTCTTAGAAAAGTATCTATGTCCTTTCTCGATGTAGATGTCACCTACAGCATCAGACAACCTAACTCCTAGACCTAAACCTTGAAAATCAGGCAATATGACAGTCCTACATCCACGGTATTTAATTCTCTCATCGCCCTCATACAATGGTGGACTCTTGCCTGGCAAACAGATTACACAACAAAAACCTATTACTACGTCATCCCAAGTAGCAAGATAACAGTCAACAATTGGTGGTATCTCTGCACTTAAATAGTGATGGTGTGCAAACATTGTCCAATAAGTCTTTGAACATTCGTGGACTTTAACTTGTATTTGTGGTCGATGAAGTGACCTCCTACTGATCTCTAAGGTATCCGTATTGAATACCCAATCAGGTTCAAGCCATTCTAAAATATCTTCATGACAAGTTGCTAAAATAATATTAGTTAAGTTGTTACGCTTAACATATTTAGACAGAGCAGTTGAGCAAGACTTGGCTACGTCACGATTTACTACTGACGTAAATTCATCTATAACGCAATTGCTTTTAAGTTTACGAGCAAGATCAGCTCTAAATCCTTCACCGTTTGATAATACGTGTCTAGGCTTTCCCCATGTAGGCACACTATTTAATCCAACAGCGCTTAATCGACCTATTGCATCATCAACATTATCAAAATGAGATGCAACACTCCTATTTGCATCCCATTCGATAACCTCCTCTGAGCCGAAATTCTTTAATATAGAGGACTTTCCACTTCCACTTGAGCCATAGATCACCCCAATACTAAATTTTTCAGGAATGTCAGGAATCATAGGTACATTAAATATAGTGTTACCATCAAATGCATAATCAAAGTTTTTGAAGATTTCTTGATCAATATCAGTAAGCTCTACACTAGAAGAAAGTGTTTCATCTTTGCGTTGCCATAATTCGTCTTGTTCAGTCATATAGTTTTTAGTACCTTCTTTAAAAGATACTCCTCATAAGTTTTACGATCATCATTTTTTTTTGTGCCTTTTAACTTATCTCTATCTTGCTTTCTAAGTTGACCACCATTTGATCTCAGGTAAGGCGCAAAGATTTTTTTAGGATCGTCAGAACGATTTAATCTATTACGTGCCGCTGATTCGCTGATCTGTATTTCGTCAGCTACTTGCCTACAAGTCACTTTCTGACCATCAGATAGTGTGTAGGTTTTAATCAAATGTTTATTTTTCATTGTATGTACTGCTCATATTGAGCAAACCACATAGCAATGTATAGCGCTGATCCTGTAATAACCCATATACACATATGTTTAATAACTTTAGCAGCGTTTATTAAATCTTTCATTTTTTATCTCCAATTAAAGTGTTGATAAGTGCATTGCGTGTATCAATAAAAACGTCTAATCTTTTAGCTAACTCTTTAGCTTCGTCATCACCTTGTAGCAATACACCTAAAATATCCATAGCTTTCTCGCCTTTAGTTTCTTTATCAGCAAAAGCCATAAGCTCCTCATCAGTAAATTTATTTTTTTTCATCA